CCTGTGCTAGGGCTGCTGTTGCAGCCGTACCAGTCATACCCTTGAAGGTTGCAATACGGCTTACATTACGGGCTGTCTGTGCCGCCCATGAAGGAATCTTCGGTTGTCCAGTAGTTGGATCGAAGAATTCACCCTGTAGAATGTCGAGTTGACCCTTGACAGTGGCTTTGGTATCAGTGTAGTTACCTTCCCCAAGCGTCTCAGCCAACAGTTTACCGGCCATGGTTGACGTATCAATCATGTTAGTAAAGTTTTGTTGAGCGGATTGCTGTAGGGCTTGGCCTAAACCGTTCTCACCTGCCGCAGTAGCTTCAATATCTGCTACAACTGCATTAGGATCAACTTGTGCCTGATTAGAGACTTGGCCTTGTGCCGCAGTCATCTGGTTTTCAGGCTGTGTCATCTGATCGTATGTAGTGGCAGTTTCTATAGGGGCAGCTTGCGTTGCATCAGGGGCCTGTACAGGAGCCGCAGTTTGTGCTTGCGTAGTCGTTGCTTGCACAGCATTTGGATCACCTTGTGCAGCCTGATTACCAATAGTCCCCGCTGCAATCTCTTCTTGAGACACAGTAGGGACTTGGTTTGAAAGCTGCATATTGTCTTGCAACAACAGAGAAGGATCAGTCACGACAGAACCAGCAAGATCAGCAACGTTTATTTGATTTGTCCCATCTGCCATAGTAGGGACAACTTGGACGTTTGATCCTTGATTAAGTTGTTGTTGCTGAGTGTTGGTTGTAGTCATTAGATTTCATAATCCTTAGCAATCATCCACATTTGAGTGGCTTGTTCTTGTGTAATGCCGACAAGCGCCATAAGCGTTTGTGTCATCGGGTGTTCCCAACGAATAGTAGTCGAGTAATCCCAATAAATCCATGCTTCATCACGTTGAAGCACATCTGGTATAGCAGCTATTGCATCCTCTACAAGGTCGAGAGATACACCGTTTCTCACAAGTCCTAGACGAAGTTGACGGGGCGTTAGAGGGAATTTAGACGGTGCGTTATCCTCTGCTATTATGGCAGCAATAACCAAATCTAGTTCCTCTTGTGTCGGAGGATTACCCGGACCAGTCCAGGTTAAACCAGAGAAGGTGTATCCTTCTAGCGATCCCCAACCGGAAGTCCCCCCTCTATCAGCGTATATTTTATTTAGGGCATTAATTATTAGCTGGTTTTCCATGCTATGACATAGGCTCCTTCTCTTATTATTATAGACTCACTGGGTTTTGAAGTACGAAGCTGTATTGTGCCGGAGTTAGCTCCATTCACTATCTTGCCGGATAGTTTAAAACTGCCGTTGGCACCACTGATTATTGATGAGAATACAGTCCCAAAAGCAGCAACACTGTCACCACCAGTAGCGCTCTGTGTGGCGTAATCAAAACCTATGGCTACTGAAACAGGTGATGCAGGGCCAGTTACAGCAAATGTGTTTACATCAGGAGTGGCGTTATTCATAGCCCCATGCATTTCAAATATCCAAGTCTCATTTGCACCTATAGGGAAACTCATGCTTGAGGCATCAACTAGACTTGTACTTGAGATAGTCTGATCCGCTGTTTTAGAGTTTCTATAAACATCTCCACCACCAGCAGGGGTTTGCCATTCAGGAGCCGTAGCCCCGGCATTCATGACAAGTGCTTGACCAGCGGTACCTTTAGCAAGTCTAGTCCAACTGTCAGAGCCGTCAGCATAAATAATATCACCCGCTACACCACTGATAGCAGCGAGTTCTGTTAATGTATTATCATAGGCTTGAACGTTGGTTCCAATAACAAGGCCAAGTGTCGAACGCATCGCGGCAGCATCAACATCATCTATCAATGTTCTTGCAAATGAGGTTAATGTAGTTAATGCGGCAGTACCAGAACCTGTGAAATATGGAAGCTGATCAGCAGCAGATGTTAACGCGGCTATAGCAGATAGTTCAGGATCAAGACCACCAAGAGCCTGCCATTCAGGAGCAGTAGCCCCGGCATTCATAGTCAGAACTTGGCCAGCGGTACCTTTAGCTAATCTTGTCCACGCATCAGTGCCGCTTGCATAGATAAGATCACCTTGAACACCAGAGATAGCAGCGAGTGAAGCAAGAGTTGCATCATAGGCTTGTACGTTTGTACCAATGACTAGCCCGAGTGTTGAACGCATTGTAGCAGCGTCGGCGTCGTCTATAAGTGTTTTAGCAAATGCTGAAAAGCCGAGAGTAGTAAGTTGGTCAGAGGCTGTAGCGTCATCGACAAGGGCTCTACCCGCTGTTGTAAACGTCGCTAGTGACGCAGTACCAGAGCCAGTAAAGTAAGGAAGACGATCAGCAGCCGAAGTTAGACCTGCAATAGCCGCCAGTTCAGCATCATATGCCTGTACGTTAGTTCCTATCACCAATCCGAGTGTTGTACGCATCGCAGCGGCGTCGGTATCATCAATTAGGGTCTTAGCAAAGGTTGAGAAGCCAAGAGTTGTTAGTTGTGCAGAAGCGTCCGCATCATCTAGGATGGCACGGCCTGCGGCTGTGAAATCAGCCAATGCAGCAGTACCTGAACCAGTAAAATACGGGAGCTTGTTTGCAGCAGAAGTTAATGCAGCCAGAGCAATAAGTTCAATATCGTAAGGTGTAAATTGCAGCCATACCGCAGCCCCTACAGTAGCATCAACACAGAAGTAGATCGTGTCAGCAGATAGGTTTACCCATAGTGATCCCGGACCATACCCATCATCACTATCATCATTAGCTGTAGGAGCTGCAGCAGCATCAATCTTATTCAACGCACCGACACCACCGTGAATAGCAGGCAGAATGCCGCTAATCGACGTTGTTAATGAAATCTTAGGCCCTTCACCAGTCGTACCATCATGGGCGTGACCTGACGAGCCGTTAAATGCGTCTCTAAGTTGGTTGAATTCAGCGTTTAATGGTCCGGCTTCAATAACGTTACCGGCTACAATATCCGCTGATGATTGGCGTACATAGCCTGTACCCATTTATCGTCTTCCTTCTGGTTTATACTCTACAACCATAGCGTAAATAGAGTGAGGGAACCTAGTCCCGTTTGAGGTAAAAGTGAATCTAGCTGAGAAGAATGATCCTTCAAGCTTCTCTACAGCAATAGGTGTTAACGCACCGCCGTAGACAACATCAGGATCATCGTATGTGTATGATATATCATCATAAGTAGGCACAAGAGCATCGATTATGATATCGTAGGTTGGCGGTGCTGGAATATCACGACGACCCCAATCGTACTGAACACCTAGACTAACGTCTATCTGACCTTCACCACTCAAGAAGATTGTAACACCTTCAATGGTTTTTCTTATTTCAGTGTCGCCAAAATCAAGGTATGGGGTACTGTAGACCGACAACATATCAGCGCCGTTTAACGCATTACCACGTTCTTGTCTGTATACGTTACCATCGAAGTCACCATGAAGAACAACTTCAATACCATTCACATATCGCGATGTGGCGGATGAGGCACGGAAACCTAGAGTTTCACCAAATTCCCAACCAGTTGTCTGGTTAGAAGTTCTTAGACATCCTATTATACCACGAGTATTAGCAGCATCAACATTAGAACTACTAAAGAAGATGCGAAACTGTGATTTACTACGTATTACAACGTTGTTAACATCGATCAAAGAGCTTGCGGAAATACGGGTTCTTATCAGACTATGAATAGACTTAGATAGGGTTTCAAGTTGCACGTCACCAATCTTAGACGTACCGGCAATAGGTCTAAACCCGTCAGGTGCGAGGAATACAAGATCACCACCGATTTCAACTACACTGTCTCTGGCTATACATCCGATGTTGTTTGTAACGTCTCTGATCAGGAACCCAGCAGTCACATCAGGTGCAATACGCTTGATTGAGTTGGCCCCGAATACATACAAGAAATCACGGAAAGGTTTAATTTGAACAACTTCAAGTCCTGTGATAACTTGTCCACCACCCGAAGCAGCGGTGAAATTAACGAATTCATTAGGTGCTGAATACACAACTTGTCCTAGTGCACCATTGATGCGGTCATATGAAAGAAATAGAGTGCCGGAGAAGAATGACACGAGAGTCGGCGCATCGATAACCTGATTACCCCCAGCATTAGCGATATTCACCCCTGTACCGCTTGAAGTAATGAATCCCCACGTAGCACCATCATAGATAACGGCAGGGTTAACACCATCAACTATACATAGATGATTTAGATTACCATCGTTACCAACATCATATCTGATCTTGTTAACCTCGGCACCACCGTTAATGTAATAATGAGTTAGGCCAGTAGTTACGGCGACCCAACCAGTACCGAACTGGTATTCATAAAGTTTATACTCATCACCAACAAGGTCCCTACGTGCAGCAAATATCTGAGTGGCCCCGGTTATTGAGTTGTCGAATATGATAACACCGAACACACGACCTGTTGCTACGCCTACACCGACTTCTGGAAAGGCTTCATCATATGGTGTATACCCGTTTAAACGACGATAACCACCGCTTAGACCTGCTTCATAATTGACAAGGCGTGTTGCTGATCCGGGTTTATTCTGTGACAGGTTCAGATAGTTCAGATAGTTCTCAGTGCTATCTAATCCACCTTCACAAATAACACGTGTAGATTGAATACGATCTGGCATTTAGACTCCGAAAGACGTGTTGTTTACGAGATTTCCATGGAACTTAGAACCACCACCCCATGCGATCATACCGCTTCGTACCGCGTCTTCATTATTGATCAAAACAGTTCTCATCTGTCCTACCCACATCTTGAACATCTTTTCAGCGTCGGCAGCTTGTTCACGGTTGTCTCTAAACATGTAGAAGTGATATAGCGCACCTTGAATAATGGTTTCATCATAGATTGTAGGGATGTTAGGTTCATCGTCGTAATCAACAAGCGGGTCTTGTTGACGGAAGTATTCATATTTAACCGTATAAGCTTGATCTGGACTTGGACTTACGCCAAAACCGCCACCATGCGCTGGAAATACATATCGCGGTACTCTAATACCGTCAGTACCTGATAGGTCATCCGTATTTCTACGGTACATATTATATTCATCAAGGGAGATAAAACGTAAAGGTCCACCTTGAGTAGCTAGTGCATCATCATTTTCAACGTAGAATGAATCCCATTTAACTAGCTTGAAATTTAGTGGAAAGGAGTACGTCTCTTGGCCAACAGTTAGAACCTGCGTTCCTTGCACTGCATT